TGATTATATCAAATCTCATCGTATAATTCACTGAATATCAGGGATTTATTTACTAAACTCGCCACTGCGCGGAAGGCACCGCACACAGCCGTTGCCAGTCTACGCCGGTGATCAACCAGCGCCATTGCTCTGCGCTCATTTGGCATAGCGTATCGCCCGGGGTAGGCCAACGAAAGCTCCCTTTATGCAGGCGACGATGGCATAACCAGACCCCCGTTCCATCCCAGATCAGCAACTTGATGCGCGAATGATGGCGGTTGGTAAAACCATAGGCAGTCCCATCACAAGGCGAGCGCCCGTCGATTTCCTGAATCAGCAGCGACAAGCGGTCCATACCCCAGCGCATATCTACGGGTTCCGCGTGCAGGAATACCTGTTCCGGCTGGATCATTTGAGCCACGCACTTAACCATGTGGCACATGCTTGCGCTTGATGGCCTGGCCAGTGGATCTTGATGTGCGTGGTGCGTTTGGTCAGACTAATCTCAATGGTCTCACTGCAAGCGGCTTCAGTCTGAGCCTTTACAGGCAATTCGACTTGAACGGCAACCAGTTTTGAAGGTTCTGCTGAGACAGATACGGGCAGTTGATTCCGGTAGCGGTCGATCCATTTGCGCAGCAGGTTGGCATTGATACCGTGCGCCAGCGCGATTCTTGAAACAGATACGCCAGGTTGGCATTGTGCGACCAGTCCTTGCCTGAACTCAGTTGTATACGTGCGTCGGCGTGACGCAGAATTCGTAGTGCTCATGATAGTGTCCACTTAAATTAGGTGGACGCTATGCTCCTAGCTTTCGCTAACAGAATCAATATGGGGCGGTCGGACGCTTACGAAAATAACGCACCAAAGGATACACCAAACCCTTCACCATCTCATGTGGGCGCGTCACCCGCAGCCCCGTCTTCTTCTTCTTCTTCTACTTCTATAAAACCTTTAAACCCTACCAGTCAATCCAGCGGGGGTGCGAGCGCGTCGGGAAAGTTTTCGATGCTAATCGGCTGGGAGCCATCCGGCCATGTTGCCGATCTTGCTAAGCAATCCGGCGTTTCAGTTACGCCGCCAGTGCTGGCAGAGTTCATCGCGCATTGGCTGACGGAGCCATTGACGGCAAGGACGCAGGCTGAATGGGATAAGGCGCTGCTGCAATCCGCCAAGCATGGAAAGATCAAGGCGGAATCTGCCAGCCAGGCACGATCAAGACAGCCAGCCCCTGACAATTTCGCAGAGAAAAACTACGGCACGGGAGGTGCTTTGTGATGCAAAACGCTTTGAAAATTATTGACGCCGATACTGACGCAACGCCCGTATCAATTGCAAGTTACCTCAACGCGGAAAAGAAATCGAAATCAGAAACCTGCACGAAGCACGGCGATTTCATCAGCCGTAACGTGATGGCTTCAATCTGGACGAAATGCCCGGTGTGTACCGCTGAAAGCGATGCTGAAAAGCTGCGCCTAGATGCCGAAAAAGCCGCAGAAGAATCTCGCCGGATATGGCAACGCAAGCTGGGTATGTCTGGCATTCCAGATCGTTTCATCAGTCGCACACTGGAAACCTACAGCGCGAAATCCGAAGGCCAACAGCGCGCACTGAAGTTCGCCTCTACCTACGCTGAAGGGTTCGCGGAAGTGCTTGAAACCGGCCGCTGTGCGATATTTTGCGGCAAGCCTGGCACCGGAAAGACTCACCTTGCCGTCGGTGTTGGCTTGAAGGTGATGGCGCGCAATGGGAGTGTTCTGTTCACAACCGTTCAGCGAATGATGCGCCGGGTGAAAGATGCGTGGCGCAAGGATTCTGGCGAATCTGAAAGCGAAGTGATCGGCCTGTTTGTGCAGCCTGAATTGCTGATTGTTGATGAGATCGGCGTGCAGTTCGGCAGCGACTTTGAGAAAAACATGATGTTCGACATCCTCAACGAGCGCTACGAAAACCGCTTGCCGACTTTGCTGCTATCAAACCTGACTGCTGGAGAGGTTAAAAACTTCCTCGGTGAGCGTGTGTTTGATCGGCTGCGTGAGGACGGCGGCGAGTGTGTCGTGTTCGATTGGTCATCGCATCGGGGGCAAGCATGAGCCGCCTATCAACACTGGTCTCCATGGCTTTATCGGTCGGCGTTAATGTCGCCGGTTTTATCTCGTCCCCGCAAAAGTCTGCTCACGATAAAAAGGCTGATAAATCCCGCATGGAAGCGGCTCAGATGAAACGCGAGCGCAAGATGAAGCGGAGGGCAGCATGAACCAACGCACCCTAATCCGCGATCACCTGATCCACCACGACACGATCACCCAGCGTGAGGCTGGTGTGCTGTATGGCGTAGGTCGCCTAGCCGCCAGAACTGAAGAGCTGCGTCAGCGTGGTGACGACATCAAAACCAAGATGATCCCGGTGACAAAGAGCAACGGCGAATCAACCCGTGTTGGCGAGTACAGCATGAGCCTGGCACAGCGCCTAGATTATCTGGAATTTGAGCGCAGCACACTCAAGATGCCCGAACAAATGGAGCGGTGGAATGCGCTGACGGCGCAGATTGCTAATTTGCGGACGAGGGTTGAGCGAATGAAAAACGTAGCGGATTTTAAATCGCGGGTCGCTCAACAGGAAATATCAGCATGACCCCCGGTTACAGCCTCGGAAACATGATAGCCCGCCTGCACGATCAAGCAGTCAGCAACAGCAAGCCAAACCTGCCGGACTCAACCAAACGCCGGTGCTGGTATGGAAATCACAGTGCGCTGATAACCGGTGGCGCTTATATCGGAAGCAAATGGGCATGCGTCAAATGCAAGGAGATAGCGAAGTGAAATTAATCAACTGGCTGGCAGATCACACATCACCCGAAGTTTTCGGAATGGTGATGCTGATTGCTTCTTGGGTAATAGCTGTCGGGCTGGTTATGGCTGCTCGGTGGGTTTATCAAGGGATTTTCGCATGAGTGCTCGCGACTGGAAGTCTGACGCGCTTCAGGTGCAGCGTAATTTGCTCAATGCAGCATGTGGAGACCTGGCGGCTCAGATTCGCTGGCACGGAAACAGGCTGAGCAAGGACGATTGGCGTCACCTTCTGGCTGGCACGGTGCTCGGGTGGCGAATGATGCCTGCCATAGATCGTGGCGAAGGTGTTGCGCAGGGTTTCATCATGCTAGGTGGGTCAAGCATGAATCTTAACAAGGAAGACTGCGCAAAAGCTATCGATATGGCGTTCCTGATTGGTGACTGTCCAGAAGGCCAGGGCTTGAGGGCGCATCCGGTGCGATGGTGTCAGTCTGTTGTAGGTGCAAGGTGGATTGCAGATCCGGAGCAGTGCGTATGAGCAACCCAACACGCGCTGAAAAATACCACTGGTCGCGCCTCGCGTCTGAAGTCGGTTGTGTTGCGTGCCGGATCGACGGCCGCATCAACCACTACGTCAGTATTCACCACGTCAACGGGCGAACAAAGCCGGGCGCGCACATGCAGGTTATCCCCTTGTGCGGGGCTCACCACCAGACGGGCGGCGAAGGCGTAGCGATACACCACAACAAGGCTCGATTTGAGCGCAACTACGGATCGCAGATCAGCCTGATGGAAATGTGCGACAGAATTTTAAACACCACGAGGGAGTAAAACATGTTTTTCAAGAACGTATTTGCGTATCAGATTCAGAACGCAGCTTTTATCACATGTGCATTATTGAGCAAAGCACTCGCATCAAAACTGCTGGTTTCATGCGCTGGCCTCGACAAACAGAACAAGGGCTGGCTGCCGTGCCGTGGTGATGACCGCATGGTGTTTGAGTCTGCCGGCCACATCTTATTTGCCATGGGCGCGGAAACTAAGCTTCTTCCCGCATCTGTGATCAACCGGTTCACCAAAGAGCGTATCGCCGATATCGAAGCGCAGCAGGGCTACAAGGTCGGACGCCGTGAGCTGAAGGACATCAAGGAAGCTATCACTGAAGAGTTATTGCCACGGGCATTTTCAACCCAGCGCGTCACCTTCGCATGGATCGATACCAAAGCCGGTCGCCTGATCATCGATGCGCCGTCTGTCGGCCGCGCTGAAGAGCTGATTGAGCTACTGCATAAAACCATCGATGGGCTGATGGTCAAATCGATTCGCACTGAGCTTTCACCCGTTGCAGCAATGACCGACTGGCTTGCCGGTGATGCGGCTCCCGCTGATTTCACCATTGACCGTGATTTGGAGCTGCGCGCAACTGGTGAGAGTCACGCAACTGTTCGTTACGCAAAGCATGCGCTCGACGGCGAGGAGATCCTTGCGCATATCGCGGCCGGCAAGCGCTCAACCCGTCTCGGCATGACATGGAACGATCGAATCTCATTCGTCCTGACTGAGCAGATGCAGATTAAGCGCATCGAGTTCCTGGACATCCTCAAGGAGGAATCCAGCACGCAAGCCGATACGGCGGAAGAAATGTTTGAACTCGATTTCACGTTGATGGCCGGTGAGATGGCGAAGCTGATTGACAGCCTGCTTGATGTGCTCGGCGGGGAAATGGCCGAGTAATGAATTGTCCTGACTGCGTCAGCGCAAAAGCAAACCCACACCACGGAGCATATCGGCGCGACTGCGTTGATTGTGGTGCGCGTGAGGTTGTAATGGCAAGGCCAATGAAGCGGGCGCAGGAAGGGATATTGCAGTTTTATGGAAGATCGATGCGCGAAGCTATTTTGTTGAGAGTGAAGGAGCTAAGTTGATAAATTTAATCTGGCCGCCGCGCTGTCTGCACCCAAACAGCCGGACGCACTGGGCTGCTAAAGCGAAGGCAACGAAGGGTTACAGGGAATATGCAGCACTCGCAGCAAAGCAATCGGGTGTGAAGGTTGCTGGGGATGGGCTGATTGATGTCTGGATCACGTTCAGACCACCCAGCAAGGCGCGCAGGGATTTGGATGGGTTGCTCAGTAACATCAAGGCAGGGTTGGACGGAATCGCGGACGGCCTTGGCGTGGACGACTATCGATTCAGGCCAAGGATTGATTTGGGTGAAGTGCTGAAGGGTGGTGGCGTGATTGTGGAGCTAAGGGAACGATGAGCGCATTCCCCCGAAGATTCTACGGAGACCCATCAGACAACATCGACGAACTGCGAAAACTTCGCCAGGTAGTCAAAAGAAAAACAGAAAACGAGCGGCTGGCAAAGCAGCGGCGAATTAGGAAATTGGTTAAACAGGTAATTGCAAACGGAGGCGGGACACATGGTAAATAGCGCAGCGGTGAAACAGTACGATGATTATTTGTTTGATGGGGTTCACCAGGCACTCACGTTTGCATATCGCTATTCAGGTCAGCAATACAGCCCGTCTGTATTGGCGCAGTTCATGGCGCGAAGTGGTGGGTCAGGCAAAGGTCTGTCCGGTCTTGATGGTGCTGCTCAGGCCGGTTTGATTCGCGCACTGATAGACCGGCTCCCAATGCAAGAGCGCCACATTATCGCGGCAAGGTTTTCGGCCAATGAGTGCGAGAGCGTCGGCGCGCGGCTGGCGCTGTTGCCGGTGGCTATTTGCTGCATGGGGACGGGTTGTCATTCGACCAGGGCTGCGGATGCGCTGCTGCAAAAGTGTTTTGGGTTAAAGCTCAACATTCATGACGTTGCGGATATGTATGGCATCCAGCGGAATGCAGTCAGCCCGGCATGGCGGAACGTGCGCGAAAGGATGAAACAGATATGGGAGCGTGCGGAAGAGGGCGCGTTCAGGGAATTGCAGGGCTCGGGATTGATACCATGAATGTGAAAAAATTTGACAAACGCGGAATTATGCCTAAAATGAGCACTTATTCGTAGGTTCACTCTTACGCACCAAACAAACGCAACGCCCGCACAGTTCATTCTGGCGGGCGTTTTGCATTGGAGCTCACATGGCAGCTAAACCAATTGGCAGATCGGTTGCAGCCACAATTCTTGCTGAATGGCGAACCGGCGAATACAGCCAGCAAAACATAGCCGACCGCAACAAGGTAAGCAAAGGCGTTGTGAATAAATTGTGCAAAGGTATTTCTCAAGACACAGCGATAATTGTGACCGCAGGAATTCAATACCAGCAAGGCCTGGCAGTCCATGATGACCGCAACGTGACCGCTATTACTGACATAGTTGATCGCAAAGTAATGCGCCGTGAAATACTGAGTGAAATGGCCATGCAGAATGCAACCGAATCAATGAGCGCCCCATGCGAAACGCAGAATGATTATCGGGCGCGTGGTGACACAATCCAAAAGGCGGTTGATGTGGTAGACCCTATCAAGCCAGCACAGACCGCTATTCAAATCAACAACACCTCAAACATACCCGCCGGCATGGCTGCAATTTATGCGGCACTTCATGGATGAAAGCCCTTTCATCTTTCTTGCGTACCCTAAGCGATTCAAGGTTGCCTATGGCGGTCGAGGATCAGGAAAATCGTGGGCGTTTGCAAGGGCACTGATTGTCTTAGCATCACAATACCGGTTTAGGGTGTTGTGCGCACGCGAGTTTCAAAACTCGATAGTTGATTCGGTTCACAGATTGCTGTGCGACCAGATCGAATCAATGGGGCTGAGCGATAAGTTTACCATTACCGACAAAGCGATTGTAAGCAGCACTGGCTCTGAGTTCCTGTTCAAAGGGTTGCGCCACAATATCAACGAGATCAAATCGCTCGAAGGCGTGGACGTGTGCTGGGTGGAAGAAGCGCAGCGGGTCAGTCAGTCGTCGTGGGATATTCTGATACCGACGGTCCGGAAAGAAGCATCAGAGATATGGATTACGTTTAACCCTGACAACCTGAGCGACCCGACATATAAGCGGTTTGTCATTAACCCTTCACCTGATTGCATTTCAGTCAAAGTCAACTTTGACCAGAACAGGCACTTCCCAGAAACGCTCCGTAAGGAAATGGAGTATTGCAAAGCAAACGATTACGACGCTTATCTGCATATATGGGAGGGCAACCCTCGCGTTATAAGCAATGCCGTCATATTCAAAGGCAAGTATGTTGTCGAGGAATTTGATACCCCAGACGGTATAGACCGTTTCTTTTACGGCGCTGATTGGGGATTCTCGCAAGACCCGACCGTTGGGATTCGCTGTTACATAGTAGGCCGCAAGCTATTCATCGACTACGAGTGTTACGGCATAGGTGTTGAAATTGCAGAGACAGACCAGCTATTGCGCAGCATACCAGGTGCAGACAAGTGGACGATCAAAGGCGATTGCTCACGGCCTGAAACTATCTCCGCGCTGAATAAAAAAGGCCTGAACGTGCAGCCTGCTAAAAAGTGGGCTGGTAGCGTTGAGGACGGTATTGCTCACCTAAGGACGTTTGAGCAGATCGTTGTCCACCCGCGCTGCAAGCACACCGCAGACGAGTTCGCTCTTTACAGTTACAAGGTGGACAAGATAACTGAAGAAGTTCTGCCGGTAGTGGTGGATAAACACAACCATTGTTTGGACGCGCTCCGCTATTCGCTGGACGGCTACATAAACAACAGCACAACAGGACTGCTCGATTACTACGAGCAGGAGGCGGCAGAGCGCAAGAAGGCGCAGCAGCAGCCAGACGGTCACACGATCTATACGCCCCACCAAGCCTATTAACAGGAAAAAGGATGAATAAAGTTATGTCTACAATCAGAGTACACGCGCCCGCTGATCTTACAGCTTCGACTGCAATCATAACGGTCAACGGAAGAACATATACAACGCCCGTCGGAACGCCTATCGATGTACCGGATTTTGACGCATTCATAATGCTTGCAAATG